ATCCTTATTAACACCAGAGCAATTTGAGTCTTTAGAACGTGAGTTTTCAAGCGGCTTTTTTGAGCAAATAAACCGAACCCCTATTGCTCAGGCAGTTAATGATGTTACAAACAGAGCTTATGATGTATATAAGTTATTTTTGCGAATATTGGAAGGTCCACGAAGTTTGTTTGTATTCAGACAAGATGGAGAGTAAATAAAAATATTTTTATTAATAAGGCTAATATTAGTGTTATAACTATCTTTTGTGTTTAAATTTTTCTATTATTTTTAAAGTAAAAAACAGAGATAGGAGGGATGTTTATGTCTTTTGATTTATCACTAGTTAGAGGCGACATAAAAGTGCAGGACGATGGAGCTTTATCCATAGTTACTGGCAACTCTAAGCTTAGACAGGATATTATAAAAATTTTACTAACAGAGCTTGGTGATAATAAATTTCATCCAAATTACGGTAGTCATGTCGGTGCTTTGCAGATAGGGCATTATGCAGACAAAGCTCTTATAAACTTAGACCTTCAATCGTCGGCCATGAAAGCTGTAAGAAATCTAATGGCATTGCAAAGATCTCAATCTAGAAGACAGGCTCTTTCCTCTGGAGAGAAAATTATAGAAGTATTGAGCGTACTGGTAGAGCGAGACTCTTTAGACCCAAGGATGTACAATATATTTGTATCAGTTTTGACAGAAGAGTTGACAGAAGTAAGAAACAATATTACAGTAAGAATAGCTTAAGGAATAAATAATGGCGTCAAATAGAACTTTTAGCGAAATAGTGGCAACGATGATAGATCGGCTAAAATTAACTCAGCCAAATCTTGATACAAAGCCAGGATCTGTAGCTAGAGATTTATTTGTTGATCTTTCTGCAGATCAACTTTCTAGGCTATATACATCATTATCTCTAGTTTCTCAGAAGCAGTCTTTAGCGACAACTGCAGGTAGAGATTTAGATTTATTGGCTGCAAATTTTGGAGTAGCAAGAGGAACCGGCACTGCTGCGAGTGGAATAGTTATATTTACAACAAATAGTTTAACTTCTGATGTATCAATACCAAGCGGAACAACAGTTGCTGCAAGAAATGGTATAAAATTTAAAACAATAGGCAATTTTACAATGACGCCGGCAGAAAAAAACACTTTTGCTGCCAATGCAAATAGAATGAGGAGAGCTTTAAATATAGCTGGGTTAAATAGCTCTTATGCTTTAGAGATCCCAGTGCAAGCAACTAGATCTGGAACAACTGGAAATGTTGCGTCTTTACAAATTATAAGTGCAGATGCTTCGGGAGTTTCTGTAACAAACTTAGTCGGCATGAGCGGAGGATCTAACCGAGAAACAGATGATTCCTTTAGATCTAGAATCTTAGCTGTTTTTAGCGGAGCTAATGTTGGGACTTCTGCCGGATACAGGAATGTATTATTGGGAGTCGAGGGAGTAGTGGACGCCCTCGTAGTAGAGCCGGGAAATACACTAATGTTGAGAGATGGGACAGAAACTTTAGAAACAGATGATGGGTCATTTAGAATATTGAACTCTGGCACCGGAGGCAAGGTTGATGTATATATACTCGGAAGAAAGATAGAACAAGTTTCAGAATCTTTTATTTTTACTGACTTGTCTGGAACTGGTAACCTTATTGATGAAAGAAATGATTACATTTTAGGACAGACGGGACAAGACCCCACCAGAACTTCGGAAGAAAGAAGAGTTTTATCTTTTAAAAATGGAATCTTGCCTGCACAGCCAGTTGATTCGATGGTATCAGTATCAGGAACTGCATCTGGAATTTTAATTGAAGCATATACAGATGAAAATGGCGTAGTTATCGGCAATTATGAATTAGAAAAAGATTTAAATCCAGAAACTGGCGGAAGTCCTTTCGGATTCGATAAAATACATTTTGTATCAAATACTAAAGCTGTAGATTCAGAGAGCGTTATAAAGGCAGAATTAAACAGCATAGATGCTCTATCATTTTCTGAAGTAGACGAAATAAGTCAAGTTTATAAAGATATAAGTGAAATAGGAGAAAACTCCACTATAAGTATTGCTGGAAATAATTATATTCAATTAAATCATACGCCAGTTGTCAAAGTAAGTCGAGTCCAAAACACAACAACTGGCGAGATATATATAGTTGCGTCACAAAATATAGATTCTTCTGGAGTAAATTCAACCGGCCTGATAGAAATTTCTGGGCGCGCCCTGCCTACTGCTTCTGACATATTGAGCGTAAATTACACTTGGAGGCGTATCTTTGATCCGTATATAGATTATGGCGGCTCTGAAAGTTTGTCTCAATTTAGAGACGAAAGTGTAGTTGATGCAATAGATTGGACCTCAAGTGGTGGCATCCTTGAAGAAGAGGCAACTATATTGCAGGATAGTGCAACTTCTGAATTTTCTGTAGAATTAGAGAATAAAATATCAAAGGTTATCTCTGTGTATCAGAAGACGGAAGCAAGCGCGACAGTAGATACTATAGCCACTTCTGATAACACAACCGCTGTTGGTATAGAGTTAGCTTCCGAAGATGATGAAGTTGAAAATGTAATTTCCATAAGAAGAGATAGTGATAATCTTGAGCTATATATAACTAAAGAAAACGATGGCTCTTTCTCTAGTCGAACTATTTTGTTTCCATCTGATTCTCCGGTTGCAATAGATGATGTAGTTACTGTGCACTATAATAAGGTTGAGTTTTTTGACATCAACAAAACAGACGGCTCTAGTTATAATAACGTTGTAGCCTTTCCTTCGGAAAGTATTCTTGAGGCAGAAGAATTGTTCGAATCAGTAGAGGATCTATATTTTGCAACGGAATCTGTATATGTTAAATATGTTGCAGATATAACTATAATTCATCCGAATATTGCTTTGGCAAGCCTTCCCATTACTGGGGGACCTTCTACAAACAGCTTGCTTGGATTTGGAGCATCAAATTTAAGCGGAACAAATCAGCCAATATTTTTTAACTTTGATGATGCTGGAGATATAGAGTCTATTTTAAGATTTGCGCCAACTGAATTATCTGTAACTACTTCTGGCGTCAGTAGTGCTGGGAAGATAAAAATAACAGGAACAACAATCAACAGGGTTATCTTAGAGGTTACTGCCGGAACAACAATGACGGGGACGAACTTTGACATAGGTTCGGATTTAGAAACAGAATTGGATTTAAGTGAAATACCAACAAACATAGGGATTGCACGGGTTGATAAGGTTTGTATTTTGGATTCATATGGAGATGTAAGTGACGAATATGATTTACTTGGCTACTCATTAAATAATATAGATTATGATGTAGGATCTGCAGAATTAGATTCAGATTTAAATAATTATGAGTTTACCCTTCCGTCTACAGAGAATAATTCAGCAATATCTGTTAGCTCTGGAGATACTGTCCAGCTGCATCTTTTGGTATATAATGAGGATGGCTTTGAAGAGTTATATTATTCGAATTCAGGCTCTAGGGCAACAGAAAACAGATTCGGCAGAATAGACAGAATCTCTGTTACTTCTGGGTTTAGATCTTCAACTGGAAATCTTATTGGAATGGTAGAAGTTCGGCCTGCTAATCAGCCTGGAACCGGAGAGACATATTTTGTTGACTATGAGTTTTTATCTCCAAAAGAAGGAGAAAGAATCACAGTTTCTTATAATGTAAATGGCCTTATAATTAATGCAACCACGGAAATAGAATCTGTCAGACCTGTGACTGCAGATGTTTTAATAAAGGAAGCAGAGGAAATAACTGTAGATGTCACTGGAACATTATTAATAAATGATGATGCGCTTAATGAGGCCGGAACTATTGTTCAAAATGTTTCAAACGCAGTAACCTCACGCCTTAGCTCCACTAAGCTAGGGTCTGTAATAGATTATTCAGACATTATCTCTTCTGCTGCTGCAATTACGGGAGTGGACTCTGTGAATATATCTTTGTTCAATGAAACAGGCAAGACGGGGAGAAAGGCATTTATAAAAGCTCTTGATAATCAAACGATTTCTCCCGGAGCGGTAACCTTTGAAACAATTTCAAGAAATAAATTTAGGATAAGTTAGGTTTAAAGATGCTATTAAGGCCAATATCTTTTTCAATTCCGTCTAGTACAGAATTAAAAGTAACATTTAACAGCTCAATAAGCGAGCTTGTAACTACAGATAATTTTGAAGTTATCTCAGTAAGCGGGCACACAGATGGGTTAGACATACTCAAGGTGTCAATAGACGAAAGCGTAGTCGTCATAAAGACTAGCCCCCAAATTGCTGGAAATTTTTATATATTAAAACTTCAGGACTCTGACGATGTATTGTTTTTATCAGAATCTGGAGAAGAGTTAGTAAACGACGATGTAAGCAGAGATTTGTACTTTACGGGAATTGATAATCTAAATCCAGTTAAAGAAAGAATGTTTTTAAACATTCCAAAGATATATAATGTTGAAAACTCAAATCTAACAACTGTTTTATCGGCACAAGCAACTGAAATTTATCAAGCACAAAAAGATTTAGGCAAAATTTTAAGTGATAACTTTATATCTGTAAGAGCCGTTGATGAAAAAAGAATAAGAGGCTCTGGAGCTACAGATAGGCTAATGAACGAAAATGCATATTTGATAGAAAGAATTTCTCCAAATTTAACGGGCAATAATTTAATTTTTAAATCATTAAATTATAATGTAGATTCTGAGATAGAGAACCATACGGAACTTACAGTAAACCCAATCTCTCTACAAGAAGAATACGCTGAGGAAGAGATTTCAATTTCTTCTGAAAATAATGGATTTAAAGGATTTTTATTGGATCTTGCAAATGAAAATGTAATTAAAGTTATAAGTTTAGTTTTAGAAAAAGAAGATGATGAAGAAGATTGTGATGGAAATATAGGCACAGAATATAATATAGAAAGATATAAGTATTCTATAAAAGATAATAAATATGATCCACAAAGTGCGTTTAGTTATTATGCGCTAGACAGCAATCAGGTGCTTCTGTCGGAATTTGGAAACATAACAGAGCCGATGATTACGGACAAGATTACAATCTCATATCTTTATCGAGACCTGGGAGTTTCTGTAAACAATGAGTCTATAGAGGTATATAATATAAAGCATGCTATCACAGAAGCTGTTCCTGCAAATATCACTAGATTTTTTCTAGAAAATGCACCAATTGTAAATTCTGAAAATGAAGTATATGAATTAGATGGAGTTATCTTTACAGATGGTGAAAATTCAGAAGTAATTCCAGAAGAATTTCGAACAGAGTTGGTATTCAACGCATCAAAGCTTCCATCATTGCTTGGAGAATATACAATAAATTATAGCACCGGAGAGGTGATTGTAGTTGGCGCAGAAGAAATTGGAGATGGAACTGGAACAAAAAATAATTTTGCATCTTATTATTATAGAAATTCTTTTACAGAAAATTTAGATTATTATATAGAGGACAATAATTTAGTTCCATCTTCAAGCAGAACCCTGGCCAGTGAGTCTGTAAATATAGATTTTAATTATGACAAAATATATATCGAAGGGATCGATTATAATGCGCCTTGCCACATTGAGGTGTTCAACGAGCATGTTGAGAATAATTTTGAGTCATCGTTTGTTATAAGTCCTGCAAATACCCCCGTAACAGACGTGTTTAGAATATATAATCAAACAACTGGGGAGGTTTATCAGTCATTATATCACACCAAAGAGCAAATACATTTTTTCGGCACAAGGTCTCCAGAGTTTAAAACGCAATCAAATGAGCTTGTAAAATTTGACTTGATTGAGCTAGAGAGGCTTGAGCCGATAGGCGAATTCGTTTGTCCCGCGTTTTCTGTTGTAATAACCGAAAATGCATCAAATAATTATATTGCGTTTTCTCCAGGAATACCGGCAGAATTAATTGATTATAACTCACAAAACTATTTTGCTAGAGATTTTGGATCCTCAAATGATAGCGGCATAGAAGATTTGCAAATAAAGTATTTTGGAGATCCAGATTCAGATAATTTAATAAATTCTTTCGCCATAAATTCTACGGCAACGACTCCAGATATTGGAAGTGACGCAAATATTGGAACAAAAGGCTTAACCTTTGCGTTAGAAAATAGCATGATATTAAATGAATCACAAGACGCAATAGGCTCTCACAATAATTCTTCTATTTCGTTAGAAAGAACAGATTTATTTATAAATGAAAAATATTTTAAAGCAATTGACTCTAATCCTGGGCTTAGTCGAGTATCAACAGATACTCTGGAGTCTACAATATCCGCAGAAAAAGGAGAAGATTTTTATGACAATCTATCCAGACTCAGGCGAGTAGGAGACTATGCCGTTGATTATAAAAATGGGCATATTTATCTGGCAATTGAATATGAGCAAGAGTATGAGGTTGGAACAATTAATTATAGACATAATTCTATAACAACTTTAAACTACAATATATTAAATGTTACACAGGCGGCGAAAAAATTAATTTCCTCTGATGTTGCAATAGATGCAACAAGGCTTTATGAAAAATTATCTAATACAAGCACCACTGCTAGTATTTTAGATCTTGAAAATACAATTACGTCATATGACGGAGAAACAACCGCCTTTGATGAGAATAATGAGCTTCAATATATATGTGAAATTTTAGATGATTATATAATCGCTCTTCCATATGATATAGTTGATGTCAAAGGAGTATACACAGATGGCGTATTAGAAGGAGAGGGTCTTGACTCTTCTGAGCAAGGTAATAGGGCAGAAGATTTTAATAAAGATAATGTCAATGTACCTCTGGAAGCGGGCGGAGGAAATATATATAATTCTAAATATATGTCTTTTTCTGAAAATATTATTGATTTGAAAAAGGTTTTTTCTACAAGACTGCTTGCAGATGCGGGGTATTTTACTATCGCTGTAAAGGATTCAGACTTTGATAAGCTTATTTCGGTGATCCATACGCCATCTAATACAAAGGTATTTGATAGTGAATTAAATATTTTAAAGCTAGATAATCTTGAAATAGCAGCATCTGAATTAAATGAAGATGAAGATACAGCAGTAGTCAGTATAAAGTCGGGTGTTGATCTAAGCACAGTAGACAATACTGCTGATTATTTAATAGATGATAACGGAATGTACTTTGAAATACTTTCTGCTGACTTAGACTTGTCTACAGTTGATATATCTAGTCCGGCGGTAAATGACTCTGGAGAAACCTTGCCAGCCACAGGTGCCTGCAAGATTATTGTAAAAGCTACAGTTGATGCCGGGGATAAGGGCGTTACTATAAAGTTTCCAACAGATTCATTTGTTAACCCCTTTGATCCAATTGATATAACTTATAAAACAAAATCTGTTCCAGAAGTAGGAGATCAGGTAAATGTAGATGCAAGATCCGGAAGCATTTATTTTGACTATCTTTATTCTTATGATGACATTTATATATCTTACGAATATGGAGATAATGAGATAAATTGGGCGATAAGCGATTCGGTTCAAGAGGATGAAGATTATTATGTTACATATAAATATGGAGCATTAAGAGAGGCTCTTAGGAGAAATTTTGGGGTTCTAACTAAAATTCCATTTTTTAGTAATTTTGGCGAAAGTTCAGATCGAGAAGTTTACAGAAGTGCCCTCGCAGGAACGATGCAAGCGTTTACAAAGGGGCCGACAGTTCCTGCTTTTAAATTATTAGTTGAATCATTTACTGATATTGAGCCAAATATAACAGAATCAGTTTTTGGGAATTGGATCCTTGGCCGTGATCATTTGCATCCAAATGATGTAAAATATGAGGGGGTTCTAGATTTCCGCCCCGGAAGATTTGAAAATGGACTAATGTTTAATGATGACGTTGTTGTTAATATTCCTGCAGTTTCAAATATTAATTTAAATGAGGGCACAATTTCCGCATGGATAAGGCCAGAGTGGAGCGGGATAGATGATGATGCGACAATCACTGTAACATTAGATAATATTGGCGTCAAAAGATATATTTGCAAGTTTAATGATGATATCTTTAGCTATAATGATAATTTTAACGTCTTCTCTTCAGAAGATGCAATTGGCGGAGTAGATTCTACCGGAGGCAGTGTAACGATTCATAATTTTGAAACTGTATTAGAAAATAATATAGAAGAAGATGTGATTGGAGCATTTGCTTTAGTTAAAGAAGAAGGAAAGTTAGACAGAATAACAAAGTCAGCGACTAAGCTTAGTTTTAAAATAGACAGCTTTACTGTTCCAGAGACTCTCAGTCCCCCGCGCAGAAGGGCCGCTGAGGACCTGTCCTTCAATGAAGCTACTTTGGGCATTGTGGGGCTAGGCAAGTCTCTTTCTGACGCGTCTAGAGGGTCTATAAACGCTGGCAGTGAAATAGAGATAGATAGAATCTGTAGTCCTGGATTTATTTCCATTGGAGATGAAGAAAAATTAATATTTATTCTTATGTCTTTAAAGCCGCTAGTAGATGTAGATACTGGAAGAGTATATACATTTAGAGTTGGAAATGATAATATAACATATAATGAAATTCCAGAATATGATCGATATCATATAACTAAAAATTGTCAATGCGGACTTGATTATACAGCAGAAACTTTAGAAAGGTTTAGAGATGATGATTTTAATTTAGTCTATGTGAACTTAGATTCTCCGATAGATCTTACTCATATAGAATTAAACAATAATATCTTGGATAAAAGCGCAGGAATATTTAAAATATCAGACACTTATGGGTCAACTTATAATGTTGTAAGCTTTATTTCGGGTGGCAGATACATTACTGATATGCTGCCTAATTCAATAACAGGATTTGTTGTAGATAGAATTCCTATTAACAAGCCCCACATTACTGCCATGGGCTCAGCAGCTATAAACGACCAGCTTCCAACTGGCGAATTAACATTATTATATCAAACATTTTCCATCTTAACCGGAGCCGCAAAAGACTCTAAAGAACATTTTGATTATAGTGGGAAAAATTATACATTGGACTGGATGACCAAGCATGTAACTTTTGAAGTAATAAGAGATCCCTTAAAAAATAAAGTGGAAATCGAGATTATAAATAAAGATAATGAAAAATATAATTTAGATTTATTCTATACAGATTTAATAGATTCGGATCAAGGCTCTAATGTATATAAGTTGTTAAATTTTGAATATTGGTTTAATACCATACAGAATGTAACTGATGTAGATAATATTGAATCTTTTTCAAATAAAATAGCATTTGGAATGATAGATAAAACATGCAAGTCCATTATGGATGTCAATAAAATTGACTATACTATAACCAATAGATTTAAAATAGATGATGTGTATATAGGCAAGGGGGCTTGGAGTCCCAAGAGAGATTCTTTCAAAATAAATAAAGATGACTTTCCGAGTTCTACGATGGGAATTCCTTATAATGCAGATGCCAAAGAAGGGATCTTTATCGGCTTTGATGAGCTTTGTCAAAGCGAATTATCCGAAGATGCCGGACAATGGGTGGTGAGGACAAGGGCTTCCAAGACTGTGTCTGTGCCTACTGGGGTAATTTCCAAGCCTACTGATGTCTTGGCTATTGTAAACATTCCAGAGGATTTGAGCGTGTTCAAAGAAGCTGGTTTCTCTAAATATGTATCTGTATTTGGAGTTCATGTTATTGCAACGGCTTCTGTTTTAAATGCAAAATTATTACACGCGGCAAGTGTTTTGGCTCAATATTTAGATAATGATAATGACGGAGTTGTTGATAGAGAGCTTGTTTTGAAAAATCTGACGGAAAGAAATGCTATGGTTATTATGGCAAAAAACGAAGATGAACTTGAGTCTTTGGATCCAAGCACATGGCATGATGATGGGTTTACACATGATATATGGTTATATGAAACAGAGACCAATCCCAGCGATGGATTTGATGCATCTCTGGAAGAGATTTTACACCTTATAAGCTCGGTAGGATATGC